TACTTAAATCTGGCGGGTCGAAAGGATTTCTAAAGCTCTGAGAAACACGAAACATACAGAGGAATAGCACTTTTAAGCAACTAACAAGCACTTTTAAGCAGAAAAAAGCACCTAACAAGCAAAAATAAGCATTTCATTATATATTATATTAATTATTTAGTTAATTAACCTTATTATTATTATACGGCGTCTTATTTTTTTGTGTAAAAAACCAAATAGTTCTTATAATACTTTTAATAATATCTATTATCGAAAGTAAAAACAGGGTTAGGGATTTGGTTGGACACCTTTTCAAAAGGTAATTAATTAACTAAACAATTATTATATAGCAGACGCTATTGGTTAAGTGTGGCAGAAATACGAAAACAGGTTGGCCGTCCTGAAAAAACGGATAGTGATGGAAACAGAATTATAACTAAGGTAATTAATGTTAATGTTCCGATTAAGTTAATTGAGTTTCTAAAAGACGAAGGCATAAACAGATCCGAAATGTTTACAGATGTCGCAACCAGTATGTTTACGAAGAAAATTTGTAATATATGCTATACTAAATTAACAGAGACTAAAATAGGTAGACAGTGCGAAGAATGTGCAAACCAATACCGCATAAAAACAAACGGACTTATTGAGACGTTCTGGAAGCACTTCTATAACTGTCCTGACTGTCAGGAACCTTATAGTCACGAAAACACTTTCGCGCTAACTAAACAGGGTTTACAGGGTTGTTTAGAATGTCAGGAAATCAAACAAGAAAGATTAGATATTAATGAGTTCACACCTAAGGAGAAAAACGATGCTATCTAAAGAATGTGAACATTTATTTACATTAGATTTTAAAGTCCCTAAATGTCCAAAACATAAATCTTACTGTGAACTAGCTATATCGACTAGTAAAAGGTATCCTAAAACATATGGTTTCTATTGTAATAAATGTCAGGACGAATGGGCGGTAGCTATGAAGAAAGCAGGCGAGGGTATCCAATGATTAAAGAAGATCAGTTATGGAAGTTATCAGTAAAGATTGGTATGATTAAAAGCCATCTAAAAGACCATTTTGATTTAGACGGAGATAATCAACCGTGGCATATGTTCGATAGTGTTAAAGCCGATATAAGGGATCTAGTAAATGAGGTTAATAATGGGTAAATCACTTAGGTTAAAGTGTCCACGATGTAAAGAAGTAAAACAAAAAACACATATGGTATTACACTATGAGAGTCATTCGGATCTTCCAGTGGGAATGTTAGCCGGACTTATGTACTGTAAACATTGCTTTAAGGCAATTACTTAAACCCGAAATTGTTAGCTGTCTTGGTTACTGTCTTAACTTTGTCGGATGCTTCAGCAGCCTTATTAATTACGGGAATTAATTTTGAGGCTGCTGCTTGAATATACCAAGGTTGATCCTTTAACTCTTCAGCCATACTATGCATAAGAGAAATTTGAGAACCTTGCTCGCTACCTTGAAGTTCTTTCGCAGCTGCTCCCATTGCTCCAGCCCAAAACTTTTTCAAACTGTCGCGCGCTTGAGGCATCATAAAATCCTCGAAGTCCCTTAATGTTTGTTCTCTAATACTTTTAACAATAACATCTAATCCCTCATTAAGTGCGGCATCGGACTCGCTACTCAATAACCAAGTTTCAATCCTTTTTTGAGTTTTTAGCGGTATCCAATAAGTATAGATCGCTAAGTAAAGACAAAAGCTCAAGGCCCATATAAGACCGAACTCGATGTTGGTTATCTGCCACCTCTAAATTCCCAAGGTGGTGGTCCAGATGGCGTATCTGAGTCTTTAGTCCTTCCTAACAGAGAGTTAAGTAAATCCGTTGCATCACCCAAATCATAACCCACTCCTGGTAATAGTTGTGATACTGGAAATAAAATCGATAGCGCGGCATTTTGTTCAGGTGTTATTGTGACACCTGCTTCTTTTATTTTATCTAAAAATAATTTCCATAATATTGGAGTAAACAATGCTAACCCGCCAACACCCAGTAAAAGGGGGGTGTTTTGATTGTCTAAGATAGCTATAGTGTCCTGATGTTTGTATAGATCCTTTACTGCTTGCTTTTCGTCTTTGCTAACTTTAGTTAATGTATAACCGTCTGGAATTAAAGCATATTCAGCCATTAAGCTCGGTATATTCTACCTGTAATTGAAACAGATCCTTTCATGTTAGTGTCGGAACCGTCGCTTTCTATGTCTATCTGCATTTGAGTATAAGCTGGAATAACAATCCCTTGTTGTTGGGATGCATCTTGATCGGTACTGGTTGCATCTGCTTTCAGTATTAGAATAGTTGAACCGTTCATAATAATGGTACACGTTCCTTCATCACCTGAGGGAGGGGTTGTAGGATTTACGAAAGCATTAAACTGTATCGTTCCGACAACGTAATAATTACCAGTAGTAAACAAAAGAGCCGTTTGCCCTGTACCATCTGCGCCTAAAGGCCCGCTATAAGCATAGCAGTGATCGCCTATTAACTCGATAGCTTCATTTGGTCCTGTAAAGGAACCGCCGCTACCAAAGCCTGCTTGGCCTCCGCCTGTAGGTCCACCTATTGGAGCCATAGTCTCCTTAAGCTGAATAGGTTATTGAAATTGCTACGTCACAGGTTTCACTAGTTGTGCAACTGGCACTAAAATCTATCTGGTTACCTGCAATTATATCGAAAAGTCCATTGGAGTTTTCCATAACTACTGGTTGACCATCATTACCACCAAGTGGTCCTGCGGCCTGATTGCTCCATCCGGGTCCAGCAAAAATTTGTTGTACAGAAACCCCGTCTCCGGCAAATTTAAAAATTGAAACTCCATCTGTGGCTGAATCTTGCTGAGGTGTCGCACTCAAAGAGATCCTAACAACTTTCTGCATAGATTCTGGGTTAGTGGTCGACTGTGTCGAGCCCATTAATTGGCTCAAATTCACAAAGGTCCCAGCCGTAAAGCTTTGACCTGCTAGCGTGTATGTTCGTGTTTGTAGTCCTGACATTTTTATTTTTTCCCTTTACTTATATTTTAAAGTAAAGTTTATTTCCTCCCAATTTAACGGATGGGAACCATTTTCTTGCTAATCCTCCAGCAGTAGCCAATACTATTGAAGTGGATAGTACTTGTTTTCCTGCTGTAGAGGTTGCGAGTGAAACCGCATTTTTAGATAGAGTACCAAATGCATCATTTAGTTTTCCGTCTGTTACGTCCTTGATAACTCCCGCTGTCCTTGCTGATATTCCAGAAATACCGACAGAGGACCCAGAGTTAAGATACTGAGCGACTGAAAGACCTGCAGCCATCCCCGTAATACTTGGATGGGGCATTGCGGGCCGTCTGCGGCTGTATGTTCTTCGTCTTGCCATTGTTGTTTTTCTCCTTGTTGTAGAACGCCTAGGGGATGATCTCTTTGCAGAACCCCGACGGGCTGTTGACGCAAGGTAAGACTTCTTTGAAATCATTTTGCCGTCACGGAAGTACATAATACGTCCTTTGGCTCCTTTGCGCTTGTAGAGACCTTTCCCCTTAGGCATTGATACCCAAATATGGGTAGCTACTTAAATCTGGCGGGTCGAAAGGATTTCTAAAGCTCTGAGAAACACGAAACATACAGAGGAATAGCACTTTTAAGCAACTAACAAGCACTTTTAAGCAGAAAAAAGCACCTAACAAGCAAAAATAAGCATTTCATTATATAT